TTCTACTGACGGCGACTTTGCTCAGCTAATTGCTCCTAACGTAAGACAATACAATGGAGTAAGTAATACTATTATTACACACGAAGGTTACTTTGATGATAAGAAGCGTGAGCCTATTATTGATAAGAAGACTGGCGAGGCAAAGCCTGCACCTAATCCTGCATTTATGCTATTTGAAAAGTGTATGCGTGGAGATACTAGCGATAATGTATTCAGTGCATATCCAGGTGTTCGTACAAAAGGTACCAAGAATAAAGTTGGTCTTACTGAAGCGTTTGAAGACAAAGGTACAAAAGGGTTTAACTGGAACAACATGATGTTACAGCGTTGGACTGATCATAATGGCGACGAACATCGTGTACTAGATGATTACAATCGCAATGTTGTATTGTGTGATTTAACTGCGCAGCCTGCAGATATTAGAGAGATAATTAATAATACTATTGCAGAAGTAGAGCCTAAAGAAATTACGCAAGTAGGCATGCGTCTTATGAAGTTCTGCGCTAAATGGGATATGCAGCGAGTAGCAGATCATGCACAAAGTTTTGCAGAACCCTTACAAGCAAAATATCCAAAAAACTAAAGGATTTTAGATAATGACTATTAAAGCAAAGCCAGTAGTGCAAAACAAATTTTGGATTGTCGAAGATAACAATACAAAGATTGGAACACTATCGTGGAATGACGATCGATACATGTTTTCAAGCGGAAGCGAAACTTGTTTCTTTGATAATGCTCGACAAATCAAGAAAAAGTTTGGAGTAGATATTGAATGGGGCAATGTTTCGGAACCCACTCATGTAGAAGTAGAACATACTGTACACGGATACCCCACAAGTGTAAAGCCATATAATACAATTTATGATGTAAAACGCAGATTGCCATTGTTTACTAAGAGTGAAAAATCTAAGAGTCTGTATTGTGCAGGTTACTATATTATTCAATTTGAAAAAGGATGGGTTAAGAGCTTTTGTCCTAAGCAGATTACTGTTGAGCGGTACGAAACTCGAGGTCCATTTAAAACAGATTTAGAAATGCGCCAGGAGTTAAGCCGTGCCAGTCGTTGAACCATTAAACACTATTCCTTTACAGCAGTTTTTAAATGCTGTAAAGGCTGCTGAAAATAGTCGTGCAAGAGAAGTTAAACTTGATATTGCTACTGCAAAGAATCTTGCTTTTACTTTAGGAGCAGTGATGAGTCGATTGCACGGCGATTTAGAACTGCTGGTTGCACAATCCAAAGGCAACACTGACGAAGTTATAGAAGTTAAATTAGACGGAGGCAGTGGCTTTTAATGCAGGGTGATTATAATGGTATAGAAGTTTACCACAGTGCATTTGATAAAGAGTATTGTGACGAAATCATTCGTCACTTTGAAATCATGAACAGCACTAATATTACTTTTCCGCAAAACAGTGTAACTAAAAATAGCGACGAAAGAGTAATATTTGATTGGGCACATACCCAATATCAATATCATTACGATTACAAACTCTGCAAATTTTTCTACACTAGACTACATGAAGTTTATGCAACTCAATATGTAGAAAAGTATGATATCTTGAAAAATAGTGAACAACATAGTCCTAAAGGAATGGGTGTGCAACGTACTAGTCCGCATCAAGGATATCATGTTTGGCATCAAGAAAGCACTGATATCGGTTCATCAGCTCGTGTAGTAAATTACATGTTGTATCTTAACGATGTGGACGAAGGTGGTGAAACAGAATTCCTATATCAGGGTGTTAAGTTAAAGCCTACAGCAGGTACACTAGTGTTCTTTCCAACAGGATTTACATACCCGCACCGCGGTAATCCAATATACAAAGGACACAAATATATCATTACAGGTTGGTATACTTACGATAAGTAAAGTGCTTATATTACTCTAAAAAGAGATAAATATATACGTAGTTAATTAAAGGACAGCGTATATGAGTAGGCCAAAACCTAATGTTATACTTGAGAATATAAACAGTAAAACATACAAATCAGAACAAGTACTAGAAGCAGAAGCTATCTGGGCAGTGTTCTATCAGGGTACTCCTTTTAATCTGAAGAGCGCAAATGCGCTCACTAATTATCCTGGACCCAAATATAAGAAAGTTAGTTTTAGCAATCCTGGACATGCCCATAACCTTGCTAAGAAACTCAACGAAATGTTTAAGTCAACTGATTTTGCAGTTTACAAGTTAACAACTGGCGAAGTTGTTATTGAAGAATGAACTGGAAAGAAACTTATACAAAACTGTTCTTAAAAGAACTTGGTATGGGCACTAATGATGCTACTGTCCAACAATACTTTCCTATCTGGTGGCAAAATACTAGAGAAAAGGCCCAAGGTGGTTTACGACTTACCGAAGCAGGATTTGATGTATTAACTACTATTGACCTAGTAACTTACGAAATTCCGTATCCAAGAGATATACCACTTAGTACACAAGTTATAATATTTTTAGATCAGTTTATTGATTGTCCATATTATCTTACTAATAGAGCAATACACGTAACAAACGAAAAGAAAGCAGTCGAACTTAGTCTTTTCAATGGCGACTTACGCAAATACGGACTTACAAAAGCAATGACTCGCCAAAAAAAAGATTAATATTCTTTAAAAAAGAGTTGACAAACCATCTAGTGGTGCTATAATAGTAGCATAAGTTAACAAAACACAAAGGGTTTTAAGATGGAAACTATCACTCGTACTGTTACGCCAAATAGTGCAAAAGCTAGCATTAAGCATGCTATCAGCAAAAAACGTCCAATCTTTCTTTGGGGTCCTCCAGGTATTGGTAAAAGTGACATTGTAAAGCAGATTGCAGATAGCATTGATGCTCATGTTGTTGATGTACGTTTGAGCCTTTGGGAACCTACAGACATTAAAGGTATTCCTTACTTTGATAGCAATTCTGGTACAATGGTATGGGGTGCGCCTAGCGAACTGCCTAATGCAGAAATGGCAGCAAAATATAAAAACATCGTATTGTTCCTAGACGAAATGAACTCGGCAGCGCCCAGCGTACAAGCGGCAGCATACCAATTGATTCTTAACCGTAAAGTTGGTACGTATGTGTTGCCAGACAATGTTATGATTGTTGCGGCAGGTAACCGCGAAGCTGACAAAGGTGTTACTTATCGTATGCCTGCTCCGTTGGCTAACCGCTTTATCCACTTGGAACTTGCCGTTAACTTTGATGACTGGTTTAGCTGGGCAGTTATTAATAAGGTGCATAAAGACGTTGTAGGTTACTTGACGTTTGCAAAGAAAGACCTGTACGACTTTGATCCTAAGAGCCCTAGTCGTTCGTTCGCAACGCCTCGTTCGTGGTCGTTTGTAAGCGAACTGATTGAAGACGGCATTGACGAAAACACTACTACTGACCTAGTTGCAGGTGCTGTAGGTGAGGGTCTTGCTGTTAAGTTTATGGCACACCGCAAAGTTGCAAGTAGCATGCCTAATCCAACTGACATTTTGGATGGCAAAGTAAAAGAAATGAAGTCAAAAGAGATCAGTGCTATGTACTCGTTGACTGTGTCATTGTGCTACGAGCTTAAAGAAGCAAGTGACAAGAACGATAAGAAATTTGACGACAAAGTCAACAACTTCCTGCGCTTTGCAATGGATAACTTTGAAACTGAGTTAGTTGTTATGGGCATTAAACTTGCTCTTACACAATACTCGCTACCAATTGATCC